CTTTCTACCTGTTTTTAGGCTGAATGTAAGGCCGGATCTGTTGTCTGATAATCTGTATACTAATACATCTGTTACTGTGTTCATCTTTTTGATTTAATTTAAAATTGTAATTGACTTAAAAAAAAATAAAGGGGAAAGTTAGAACCTTCCCCCTTATTATACTTAATAATTATTCTGTTCCTTCGAAAAGCATAAAGTTGTTAGCACCAACTGTGTTTAACATTCTTTCAGAAAGGTGGTGCTCACGCATTACATCTTCATCATCTGTGTTAACACCAAATACTGAACCAGTCAACCAGTTCTTGTACTTACGGCTTTCTACTTTAGAAGCTCTGTACATACACTGTAGGAATGGAGTTGTAAGTTTATCGCCTGCTCCGTTTCCGTTGTATGCTCCTTCGTAAACCTCTTTGCTACCAATTGGTACTAAGATACCTCTTACTTTAGCAGCTTCTGGCTCTGCACCTAACAATGTTGGGTCGTTAAGTAACTTGTAATCCGTTTTGTGGAAGTTGTAAGTACCTCTTGTAAATCCTTTAAATCCTAGGTTTACAGCCATGTCCTTATCGTTGTTGAAGATACCATAAGAAATACCTTCTGCATAACCTGCATTAAGCTCTCCTAGCATATTATCAATAGCTAAAGACTGTGCTCTATCCACGTAGAATGTGTAATCTTGAATTTTACCTTGAGCATCGAAACGCTTAACAATATCATCAAAATCTAGAACTGCATCAGCAATACCTTGGTAAGTATTACCTCTGTCACGGATTGCTTCAAGTAAACCTTCAGTACCAGTAGTACCGTTAGCTTCTGCTGCGGTACCTGCTTCTGCTACCTCTCCGTTAATCATAGAAAGCTCCATACGGTCTTCCCATCTACGTCTTGTGTCTAACTGATCTTGTAGGAACCATAAGTACCCACCTTCATTTGTTTCTACCCAAGAGATTTGAGCAACGTCTGAACCGTTAACCTCAAAGTTATCTTTCTGGATGATTGGTTTGTTCTCTAAGATTGTGAAATCTGTAGAAAGACTACCTTGCATTCCTTTTGTCCCTTTAGAGAACTCAGAACCATCTACAAAAGCAATGATGTCTGTAGCTAATGGTAAGCTATCTACACCAGCACTCTTATAAGAAGCTACTGTAAAAGTGTTTGCATCAACAGCAGTAATAACACCACGTCTCTTTACTGCACCTGCAGAAAGACTTAAGGTCTCTCCTACACGGAATACGTGACCATTCTTAGTGAAAACACCAGCTCCTGTTCTACGTACGTCTTTGTAAACAGTGTGAAGACGACCTTCTTCTGTCCAAATGTACTTGTCAGATGCCATTGAAGACTCTGATCCTAGCATATATAACATTCCTGTGATGGAACGGTTACCGAAAATGTTTGCTATCTTTTCGTGTTTTTCTGGTTCATATTGACTTGTATAGTCAAATAATGAAATGTAGTTAGTCTTGGTAGCTACTTTTTTGCTACTTGGGCTAATCTGGTAAGTTGGGTTTGCGTTTAAAGCCATTTTTTAATATTTACGTTGTTATTTTTTTCCAAATCTTAATCCTATTGTTTGCTTCCCGATAATTTTATCAAAGTCATCAATCTTAGATCCTCTTTTAGGTGCATTAGGTTGGTTTATGCTACCCTTGTCATCAAAGTTTGTGTTCTTTGTTTCATCAATAATAGAGTCCTTTCCTGCGTTTAAGCCTTGCTCATAAGCCAGTTTTAACATCTCGCCATGGTACTTGATCTTAATACCATCCTCAACTACTGCCTTGTGATTCCAGCTACCATCTGAATTTCTCCAATGTGGCATCTCTTCGATAGTTCTGCTTACCTCTTTCCTGTATTCAGGTGTAATTAAAAAGTCTAATTCACTATCACCGAGATCCAACTTTAAGACCTCTGTTGACTCTACCGCATCTCTCACAGCTTTAGTGTAATCCTCCTGAGCTTTTTGTGTTGTTTGCATACTCTGCTCAACTTCCTCAGCAAATTTTAACTTGTTCTGAACTTCTTCTGGTAGTTTTGCTAAAGAGGCATCACCAAGCTTACTCTTAAATCCTTTTAAAGTCTCCCTACCTTCGATAGCAAGCTTCTTAAGTCTTAATCGTTTTCTTGAAGCTTCATCATCTAAGTCATACTCTGACTCAGCATAATCGCTAAGTTCCTGTCTTAACTCTTCCTCAGTAAATGTTGGGTACTTATGCTGCAGAAACTCTCTTACAACATCCAAATCACTTACTTCGTCATAGTTCTTTTGAAACTGTAACCAATCTTCAACACTTCTACCCGTTTTGCTTCTGAACTCATAAAGCTCTTTAAGTAATGGATCTGACTCCAAGGGATTAACTTCTGGCTCTTTAGAAAGATCCTCTATTGAGAATTTTTTACCTAGCATCTCGCTTAGGTACTCTTCTACTGCCTTATTATTAAGACCTGTTGGAACTGAATCCTCTACGGGTTTATCGTTATTCAAAGAAACGTCAGGTTCTACCCCCTCGCTATTTTTTTCTACAGGTTGATCTCCTGTTTTACTTTTATCTTCTTCAAGTAAACCTTCTTCCGGTTTATTTGTACTTGTTAAAGTATCTACTTCTCCACTCTCTAAAACATCTGGTTCTACGCTCTCTGATTCCAGATCTGATTCTTCTCCCTCTATTAATGGGGTATCTTCTCCTTCTTCTTTTAGTTGTAACCCAAGATTTTTCTTAAAGTTACTTATGTTTAAGTCTGACATTCAATTAGATTTTATTATTAATACGGCAAATATATGTTAAAAAGGTATACACTTGTTTTTAACTGGGCTCCATCTCACTTAACTCTATTGACCCAGATATATTATCTTCACTAGATTCAAAGTTCTGAGCCCTCTTACCAAAAGCTGCTTGTTCTTTTAGCTTAGATTGGTTGGTGCTCTGCTTATCTATCCTTTGATCCTTCCTATCCTCCTTCTGGCTTTCTCTCGTAGCCATTGCCTGAGCATCAATCCCCCTTAGTTGCATATTGTACTGGAACTCTTGATCCATAAGGCCAGCTTTTACTGCAGCCTCTTTCTCTAGTTCCATCATCTTAGCCTCTGATTTAGCTCTTATAACCATAACATCTGCTTCAGACTTCATTTGTAACTCCTGTTGCTTTGCTTGAGCTCCTGCTTGAGCTGCTGCTTGAGCTGACTGAGATTGAGCTGCCATCATCTCTTTCTCATGGTTTCTCTTCTCCTTTTCTCTTCTTATTCTTCTGGTTTTAAGGAGTTCATTAGCAAGTTTTGTGTTGCCAATATTTCTAATATCTATTGCATCATCCAAGGTAATAAGTTCTTTCCCTAAAGCCTGAGCTATATTCCCCTCTAAGAATTGCTTCTCTTGAGCATCCGGTTTTAGTTCTATATTGATACCTAAATCATGTAGGTGTAGGTTTTGAATTGCTTTTAGTATTTCTACGTTAGCTGTGCCTATAGCGTTTATGTAAACCTTCCTTAAATCAGAGTAAGTAAAAATATCCTTTAACCTTAAAGACAACCCCTTACCTAACCTCTCACTAATATTTAAACCTGCATCTAGTATGTGTCTAGTGGCTGTGTTTGAGTTTAGTGCTACCATTTGCTGTACACCAACCAATGTATCTGGGTGTGGATTACTAGCATCTGCCCCTTGAGGTATACCAATAGCATCCCTCAATAACCCTAGATAATGGTTGTACGCCATTATTAACCTATCCACACCCTGAACAATACCGTTATTAAGTTCTTTTATAGGTTGTTGACCATAGTTGTAGTCCCCCTCTATTGTTGAGGAAGCCCCTAAAACATTACCTGTTTGATCATATATATTAATAAGCTCCATTGGATCCAGTGAACTACCATCACCTAGAGTCACTTCGTTTAAGCCGGTTACATCAATGTAAATACCATTAGGTCTAGCCTTAGCAATCATTTGTTGAAGCTTAATGTGGATTATTTGCATTTGATCTATGTATGGTACAACCTTCTCAACTGTACTCAACGCCTTGTTTTGGTAAAGGTCTGGAGCATACATGATATAGTTTGGGTAGGTTATGTTCAAGTAGCCTTTAGGCCTGATCATATTCTCACACATTTTATAGTTGAAAATTTTATTTGTCCCCAAAACAATGGCTCCTTCATACCAAACATCTATAACCTTTTTAGATACGTCATATCCTGTGTAGCTACTATCTTTTTTATCAAAGGTGCTTTCCTTTTTAATCATCTTGAAGCCCTTGTTCTTGTTGTATTTCTTTTTATAGGATAGAGTCTTAGTAGACTTAAATGTAAAGTACATCACGTCCACCATCGTACCCGATAGGTCATCTTCTCTTTCATACTGATCATCAACACCTGTTTGGTGGTACTGACTCCACATAGTGGTAGACTCAGAAATATCTTTTAATTCCTCATCGTCAAACTTACCATTTGATATTCTCTTGAGTTCGTTAATAGAAATTCTGTCAACTTCACCAAAGTAGTTTACATTCTTAAAGTTTCTGTGTTGAGGTGTTGAGTAGACCATTCTTGCTGGGTCTACCCAATCTACTACTATCCCCTTGGATGGATCTGTTGTGTGTTTGATTGCCCCCAGACCAAGAGTTGTTATATCCTCTATAACTCTACTCTGAGTCTCATCATAATCATTCATTTCTAAGGTAAACTTAAGGGCTTCCTCAGTTGCTATTTCTATTGCAGGTTTATACTTTAACTTCATGAAAAGATCTACCTCTTCTTGAGTTTCTGGGTATTCCTCAGCATTATCTGGCATTATGTCTACCCCTAAGGTTGCCTTGGCAGCCTCCATAATGGGTTTAGCATAAACATAATCCTCTAAGCTACTCTTGTATTTGTTTTTTAAATCTGTTGAAAATTCATCTACTGCCTCAGCTTTAATATCAAAAAGTCTCTCAGTCATTTGGTTAACGATGAGTTTTACAAACTTAGGTAGTACTTGCAGCGGTCTCCAGTCATAATTAGAGTAGGTTGATCCCTCTCCCCCTAGTAACTTTTTGTATAAACTAGTTTCTTGTTCTCCCCTAGCATAAAGCCTTAGACTATGGTATTTAGACCTTTTGTCGTAGTAAGTACATGATCCCCTCTCTGGTCTAAAGAACCACTCTTGTTCTATAGCTTTAGCAAATTGTAACCCGTACTCCTCTTTTTCTTTAATTTCATCCGGAGCCAAAACATTAGGGTATCCGGCTTTACTAAATAGGTCTTTATATGTCTTTTTATCCTTCATAGTAGATTTTATGCAATGATTGCAAATTTAGGTATTTTAATTGCTTGATAGTTTTTCACTTATTGATCCTTTGTTACTGTATTTTTTTATGAATCCTGATATGTTTACTTTCTTTGGTTCAGGCTTCTTAGGTTGGTACTTATTCTCTTGACAAGCCATAATTGCTAGGCCACTGGAAATAACGGCATCAAACTTTGTTCTCTTATCTGGGTTAAAAGCCAACCACTCTTTTAGTGTTTCATTAAATGGCATATCCCCCATAGAGTTTAGTGGTCTTAAATTTTTTACTTCATCCCTGTACAATCCCGTGTAATTCTGAATAAAACTACCTATAGCTCCCATGTGGGAATCTAAAATATCTTGTCCTGACATCATCTGTCCCCCGTACTTCAACTCATTAGGGTTAAGCTTACTTTTAGGTCTATCTAACCTGTCCATGGCAAAATTCCTATAACCCCTATTGGCCATATGCCTTAATAGGTCAAGTCTGTTTGACTCAACTAATATCCTAGCCCCGTAGAACCTAATACATTTTATAACATCCTCAAAAAACACATATTCATCTGATGGTCTAGCTATATACTCTAGAACAAACTTATTCTTTGGGACATTATCTTCTGTGGGTAGTATCAAAGTCTTCCCGTGAAGGGCACCCTTTGATCCCTCCCCATGGGTACTCTTGTAGGAAAATGGGTCACATCCAAATCTTATGGAGTCGTTTAATGGGTAGTATTGACCATTAATATCCTTAACTCTATTCTGTAACTCCTTTGTTCCATCAACTGAAGAAGGTAGCCAAGCAACTTTAAACCTACCATCTGACATAGGGTGAAACTCCACCTTACTGTCGACTACTCCGTCAACCCACTCAAAATTACCTACTACATATTTAGACTCTTGTAGTAAAGTCTCGTTGTAATCCATTTGCTCAAATAAGTTTTCCATGTTGAAAACACACTCTGTGGCTTCATCCCTCATCATGTGCTCCACTGTTCTTGGGTAAGTCCTAATCTGTTCGTTGTAAGCTTTTTCACTTTGCTTTCTCTTTTGCTCCTCAATAGCTAACAAGTAGTCAAGGGAACCCTGCTCTATAACCTCGTTGAACACATTTCTTACCTCTCCTTTCGGTTTAGTGTCCCAACACTTACCATACTTATCAGTAAATTCCTCCATGTTCTTGTGGGCTGGGAGAAAGTGGAAGTAAAGACCTGTTGCTGTTTTCTTAGTTTTAGGGTCTCTATCTTCTACTCGTGAGCTTTTTATGAGCTCAACACCCTGAGCCCCACCCTTTGCGTGAATACCCATAGTGGATCCTGCTAACATCTTACCCTTGACTCTACCGTTTGGCATCATCGTTGGGGCAACCATACCTAAGTGAGTGATCACATCGTTTGGTGCCTCTATTTTGAACACCTCATCCAATATGTAGGTGTCTAATTTTATCGAGTCATAACTACCGTTCTTAGTGTTACGCCAGTCCATACTGGTGTTAAGGTAATCTGACACGTTAATGTTCTTTGTCTTTTTCTTTTCCTTGCTGTTATCAGAGGGTGCACTAAAGTATAATTCCTTTGGTGAATCTAATTTTCCTCTAACAATAGGCCTAAACCAGAAGGGTAAGTTAAGAAAGGCATATGACTCCTTTGAAAAAGCTTCCTCACCATCCGCACCAGACTTACTCATAAGACCGTGTTTTGTGTTGGCTGTTGTAGTGGCTCTGTTTAGTTTAGCTGCTATAGCACAATAAGTAAAACCAGTTCTCCTTGATTTACCAAATAGAATACCTAGGCTCCTGTTATCTACAAGACAAGCCTCTATAAAATAAAAAAGGTCTCTTTGAGCATCCCTGTAGTTCATGAACCCACCAGAATCCAGCATCTTACAGTAGGTTAGGGCAAAGTAGTGGTGTCCAGTTAAGTAGGTTGGTACTCCTTTGTTATAGAACCAAACTCCCTCTAACCTTCTTTTATATTCTTGTTTAATGAAGTCCTCATAGTCGTCCACATTGCTTGTGGTGATCATAGGTATATTTGTCCTCCTCCAATATTGTTCTTCTTCTGAAAGGTCGTGGAAGAGTATGTCCTCATGATCTGGTACTTTAGGTAGTACAATACCTAGGTCATCTAGTATTATTTTTTTACCTTCTGTGCTTAAGGGGTCTATTATTACTGCACCACCCTCTGTTAATCTTTTCTTGTAGTAGTGTTTTATACTAAACATTTCTCCTTTAGCGAACTTTTCTGGGTGCCCTATAGTAAAGTCACTTTCAGAAAAGGTCAAGTCATTTGTATCTAACTTTTCCCTTAGTTCTTTGAGCTCTTTTTCTATGTCAAGTATAGCCTCTAATATAATAGGCTTAGACATAATAGCTGAGTCATGCTTGTGAGCCTCTAGCACATCGAAGTCTATTTTTATGCTTAATGCCTGCCTGAGTATTGCCAATGAAGAGTCCCCTGCCGAAACAACACCCTCAATATAACCCCTTAATATTGTATCTGTTGGTTTACTTGGGGAGTCTATCCACCTGTTTATAATCTTCTTGGCTCCACTTAAGGAACTAAGCTTAGATTTAGCTATAGACCTCATTCTTTCAGGCTCAACATCAGACAGGAGTTGGTTACCTAAAAAGTCATATTTTAAGCCCTCTATAATGGTGTCTAACGCTAATTTTATTTCTCCTGATAACCCCCTCATTCTATCGCCCTTATATCCCTTGTTTTCATCCTATAGTAGAGTGTACCCTCAATATTGAACTCATACTCACTATGTTCAGAGAACATTACGATAGATCCTTTTTTGCAACCTATTTCTATAAGCTCTTTATTAGGGTGAGTTAGTATTCCTTTTTGATGTTCCCTACCTAAATAATCCTTTTTAACACCCAATAAAAGTTCCCCTCCTTGGTCTAAATTCATAGGTTGTACAAAACAGAATGGTGTAATTGCCTCCCAAAGGGAACCTCTCTTATACATAAATATCTCAGTTAGGGGTACAAAGTACAAGTTGTCCTCAATGTGAAAATCACTTCTTACCTGCCTCCCTGAAACACTGTGTTTACTTCTTAGTATGTTATGGTGTATTATTACCTTATCTCCTCTCTCTAGTAAAGTGAAATGTGGTGCAGACTTAACTGTAGCAACCCTGTTTATGTGTGATACGCTTTCTATAGTGGAGTTAACAATTAGTTTCTCTCCATCAAGTATCTCTTCTTGATTGTTATAGGCCTCCTCAACCTCTACTATGACGTAGTTAGTTGACTTCATTACTCGAAGTTTATATCGTTCTCTACTATACAAGGCATATCTACTAAAGTCTTCCACAAGACAACCTCCCCTTCATTCTCTAGAAATATGTCGTAGGCCATATGACCTCTTTCAGATAAACTTTCATTTTCGAGTATCTGGACTAGTTTATAAGGAACTCCTTGAAGATTATATTCAACACCCACTTGAAAGTGCATTGCCTTATCTGGGTAATTCTTTCCAACGGTAACTTTTCTAATTATTGTGTTATTCATAATAGATTTTATTTATAGTAAACACAAAAATAGTTGATTTTGGCTTGTAGTCGTTTTAGGCTATCCCTTCTCTCATTTCACCCCAAATTTATGTGCCGGAGTTTTAGGGAATGTTTCAGCACTTCCAAAATCTCTAGTTTCCGTTAGCATTACGTCTACGTGATAGCCATCTATAAAGGTAGCTTCTGTTTCCTCCGTTGCAGGTACGTCTACTATTTGCCCTACCCATACCACCGCCTTTGTGATT